AGAACCGAGCGATGCTGCGGACGAGCCGCAGATCGCAAGCGTTCTCAGCCCAGCCGTTCCAGTGCCGTGTTGATAATGACCGCGATGTCCGTCCGGCCAGCGTCCTCGCAGATACAGGCCGCCGCGCTGATCGCCTCCCGCTCCTCGGCCGTGAGCATCGCCACCGGCTCCGGCTGGGCCTCGAGGGGCTCGGCCGCCAGCGGGACCGCGTAGGCCTGGCCGAAGCCGGCCGTGAGCAGGGCGTCGAGCATGTGCCGCCGGCAGAGCTGCCGGTCGTCCGGGCCGACGGCCCAGCGGGCCGCGTCGCGGCAGCGGGGGGCGTCGCAGGGTGTCATGCCGCGCCCTCCTGGCGGATCCGGTCGGCCATAGCCCGCTTCGTCGCCTCGAAGGCCGCCAGCTCGCCCGGGCTCCAGGTCGAGAGCGGCGCCGGGGCCGGGGCCTCGCCCGGCCGGCCGGCCCCCGGCCGTTGCCGCGGGTTGTCGAACTGCCCCCCGAGGACCTTGTCCACGAACCCCGGGGCCACGAGCTGCGGCAGCGTCACCGGGTCGGCGAAGTAGCGGCAGCGGGGCAGGGCCTCGATCGCCGCGAGGGCCTTCTCGAACCAGCCGGGCTCGTCCAGCCGGTCGGCGAGCTTGTCCGGGGCCGTCGGCAGGCACCATGCCTTCCCGTGTTTCCGCTTCACGGCGGCCGCCCAGGCCGTCCGGAGCGTCTCCCAGCCGGGCGGGCCGGCAGGGCCGCCGCCTTCCGGCTGCGCAGCATCCCCCGGGGAAGAAGAAGAATTTCTATCTCCTCTCTCTAGGGCGCGCGGCGCCCCGCGTGGGGGCGCTAGGCGCCCCCGCTGGGGGCGCTCAGCGCCCCGGGCCTTGTCGACCTGGTGCCGGACCGTGGTCAAAGCCCGTGATTTTGCGGCCTGCGAGAACCGACGCTCCCATCCGGGGATCGCCACAGTTCCGTTGTCGCCGTCGATCACGAGCCAGCCCACCGCCTCGACCTCCCGCCAGAACTCCTCGTCGCCCCCGCACAGCCTCCCCAGGAGCCGGATCGACATCCGGGCCGTCCCGTCGGAGCTGTTCAGGGCCGCCCACCCCCAGAGCATCAAGAGCCGGCCGACGACCTGGTCGGGGGCGAGCCCCGTTCGGTCCACCAGCTCGAGGACCTCCGGCTTCTGCGGCAGGCAGACGTCGTAGGGAATCCATTCACCGGCCATGCGTCAGACCTCCACCGCGTCTTCGTTTTCCAGCCGGTCGCGCTGGGCCTCGAACCACTCAACGGCCGCCAGGATCGACCTCCGTTCTCCCGGCGGGCAGTCAGCCAAGCCCTCCAAGAGCGACTCGGCGGCCTGGTTGAAACCAAAAGCCAGGTCTTTCCGGCACTGCGAAAGCATTTCTTCTGGTATTTCCACGGGACACTCCTTTCCTCACGAAACGCGGCCAGCGTCACCGCGACGCGGCCGTGATTCATTGTCTAAAACCCAAATTCGGACTGCCTGTCGTAATCGACCTTTGCGCCTGCCAGGACGTCCCACCTGTCCTTGAACGCCTCAAGGGCCGGCATGTGAATTCCGTTACGAATTACGCCTTCGCGGTCGCAGACTCGATCGGCTGGAAACACATACCACCCAGCACCCCAGTAAATCGCGAAAGCGTCTACGTCTGCTGTCGTGCAAACAATCACAGAAGAAGACCTTCCAGTAACTAGCCGAACGCGGTTTTTGCTGAACGGGTCGATCCACCTCTTTTTGATTTGCGTCCTGTGCCCGTTGATCATGCGATCCCAATGGGCGTGGTTTTGCTTGGCGGGCTTGATCACTTGATACCCAAGCATCTCGCAGATCTCGCTTGCCATCTGCTCGTACTCGGCTCCGATCGCACAGCTCACTCCTTCGCCCTCCACACCCTCGCCCCTGCCGTCCCGTGCCCCTTCCGCCGGGTCGTGAACCCGACGGCCTCGATCCGCCCGTGCCGGGCCAGCGTCCCGAACACCGGCCCGAAGGCCCGCGCGTCGTGGGGCACCAGGCCGAGCCGCTGGCAGTGATCGACGATCTCCTCGCCGGAGCGGGCCCGGCCGTCCGCGAGCAGCTCGAGGACCGCGGCCCGAGCGGCGCCAGTGTCGAAGCCTGCCCGCTCGGCTTTCGCCAGGCAGGCCGCCCCGGCCGCGAGCCCGGCCTCGACCGGCGGCGGGGCCGGGGGCCGCCGGCAGAGCGCCACCAGCGGCAGATCGGCGTCGGATTCGATGAAGGTGCCCATGTTCACTCCCACTTGCTGCGGCAACTCGCCGCCGGGGCCGGCGGCGGCGGGTTCCGGATCTCCTCCGGGACGTGTTCCAGGAGGTACTCGATCCGCTTCTTCAGGTACGCGACCTCGGAGCGGGCGTAGCCGGCACTCGCGAGCAGCCGCTCGACCGCCTCCGCGTACTCGTGCGGGACGCCAAACGACATGAGGCGGCCGATGATCGACGAGAGATCGACTTTCGACAGGTCCATCCGTCCTCCGTGCTTCCTTGTTTTGGCCCCGTGTCGTGGGGCGGCCGGCGGTTCCGGGTCTCGGGGAGACAGCCGCTCCCGGGTGCCGCGTGCCGGTGTTTTCGCCACCGCCGGCCGGGCGCCCCCTGGGGCCTCCGTGAGCCCCTGCGGCCGGGAGCGGCCGCGATGGATCAGAACGGGATGTCGTCCTCCGGCGGCCTCGTCGCGGCGTCGGCCTTCTTCGTGGCCGTCCTGGCGGCCGGCTTCGCGGCCGGCTTCGCCGGCGCCGCTTCGGGTTCCGGCTGGTGGAACTCGCCGACGTTCGCGAACAGCCCGCCGCGGTCGCCGGCCTTGTGCCAGATCCTCGCGCCGACCCGCCGGCCGACGACGCCGTCGCCGCCGTCGAGGATCGCGTCGCGGAACTGGCCGCCGGTCATCCCGAGGACCCGGGCGAGCGAGCCGGCGATCGTCGCGAACGACTTCGCGGTCGTCGGCGGGTTCGCCTTCACCCAGTAGTAGCGGGCGTCCTCGTGGACGAGCGTCACGGAGAGCCGGCCGTCCGCGATCTCGGCCGCCTTGATCGTGAAGGCATGGTTCCCCTCGGGGACGGTCTCCCGCTCGGCCCGGGCGGCCGGCGGGGCGTCGTCGAACGTGTCGTCGAGCATGTCGAAAGCATCAGCCATTGGTGACGGTCTCCTGCGTGGTGGGTTCGATCTCCTCGTGCCGGGCGTTTGCCAGATCCGTCAGGTCGGACCAGTCGCCATCGGAAAGCCGGCCCTGCGACAGGGCGTTGTCGATCCCGTCGACGACCTTCCCCAGGGCCGCGACCGTGGAAGCCGCCGCGATTCGGCTCCGGACGATCTCGACCAGCTCGGCCCCGGAGGCCAACGTCGGTTTCGTCGCCGTGGCCTTCGGCGGCTGGGCCGGCCGTGGCTTCGTGTCCTCGGCGGGCTCGGCCCCCGCGAGCCACTCCGCCAGCCGCTTCCCGGTCTCGACCGTGATCGGCTTCGGGTCGCCAGAGAAGATCCCGGTCCGGTCCTTCGACACGGTGGCGTAGTGCCCGTCGTGGACCAGGTCGAGAACGGTCGTGAACTCGTACTCGAGGCCGTCGCGGGCCTCCAGCTTCATGCCGAGTTTCGCGACCTTCTTTTTCCCGTGGTCCTCGACCTGGGCGGTCTCGGTCTTCGACCGCCCGGTGCAGACGATGTGAGCCGAGGACCGGAGGATCGCATCGACGAACGCCCGCCATCGCGGCGTGATCACCGAGAAAGCCGACCAGGTGTTCCCCCGGAACTGGGCCTTCGCGATGTCGTCCACCAGCTCCAGGCACCCACCCTTGCCGCTCCAGCAGTGCGTGACCGAGTCGATCACGATCACCTCGTAGCCGGCAGCCTCGGCCGCCGAGATCGCCTCGACGTACCGCTCGGGCGTGAACGGCGGCTTCAGGTCGATGACGTCGAACTCGTGCAGCTCGTCGTACAGGTCGGACGACCCCTCCTCGGTGTCGATCACGACCGTCCGCCCGCCGAGCCCCTTCGCCAGGAGCAGGGCCCCGAACGTCTTCCCGCCCCCGCTGGGGCTCGTCAGCAGGATACGCAGCTTCGTTGCGGACCGCTTCGCCTTCCGAATCGAAATCGCCATCGTCACTCCTTCCATCCAGGGGAAAAGCCGCGGGCGGTCTCCGCCCCCCGCGGCGTGGTGTTGCATCCCTGCCCGCCGGCACTCCTCCGGCATCCTCGACCGCCGCATCCGTTGCGGCGGCCGGCCTCCATGTGCGAACTGATCCCCATCACGACGACCGCGATCACGCTCGCCAGCCAGACGAGCGACGCGGCGATGAGCCAGATCCCGATGATCGCGGTGTTCATTTCCACACCTCCCCGCTCTCGTCCGTGAGGTAGGGCCAGCCCTCGTCGCGGGCTGTCCTGGCCCGCATCAGCAGGCCGGCCGCCAGGCCCATGCCGCCGCGGGCGTCGATCTCACGGAGCAACTCGTCGAGCCGCCGCAGCGGTGCCCAGGCCGCCCGGGCCATGTGGAAAGCCATCCGCCCCCGGCGGGCGGCGGCGTGGTCTACCCGGTGCAGCGACCGGTGGAGCGCCGTGTCCTCCCGGCTCGCTCGTCTCCTGGTGACTGGCATCCGTGCCGCTCCTTCAGAAGGGGAGGATCTGGTCGGGCTCGATCTCCACCAACTCGCCGGCATAGTCCACGATCAGCCGGCCGTGCCGGCGGCCGCAGACGATCGACGTTGCCGTCGTGCCCGGCGTCCATTCGTCGAGCCGCCACTGCACCGGATCACCGAGCCGCAGATGGCGGCCGTAGAGGTCCTGCATCACGCGGCAGGCGGCGTCGGCCTCCGCGTCGCCGGGCATGCGTTCACTGTTTCTGGCATCCATGCCAATTCTCCTTTTCGCCTTTTGGCGGGCTGAAAAAATCGCCGTTCAGTTCCTGAGCAGCGACACCACCACCCGCAGGACAACGATCACAACCTCAACGATTTCATGGGCGTTCATGACGTTTCTCCGTGTCGATCGACCGCGAGCGTCCGCCATGCCATCCATGACCGACGGAGACTCTAAGTGAGGTATCGCCTTTTGGTCAAGGGGAATTTAGCCGGGCCGTGTTTCCGCTGATTTACAGGCGTTGTGGGGCTTCGCCCTTCGCCTCGGAGATCATGTCCGAGAGCTGCCCTTTCGTGACGCCCGCCGGGATGGCGATCCCCAGATGGTCGGCGTACTCGATTTGCCGCATCGTCGGAGGGTCTCTCCTCCAGGCATTCGGGCGGCGAGGCCACGACAGAAGGCCGCCGACAGCGATCACGGAGGATATCCCGTACATCATCCAGCTAGCGTCCTTCGAGAAGGCGCACGCGAGCAGGAACACGAACCCCGTAAGGACAATGAGCCCAGCCGCGCAAGCGCGGACGAGGTAGATCAGCCAGGACATGAAGCCACCGTTGATGTTAGGCGGCTTGGTTGCCCCTCGGTGGACGCCCGCCGCGTTTCTTTCGCGTCTGCCGATTCTCCTTGGCGACGCGCCGAACCTGGTCCAAATCGTAGAACACCACTCGGGGGGATTCTACCTTCGACCAGAGGATTCCTTTGGAGGCGAGCGTCCGGATGTAGGACGGGCCGCACCCGTACTCGCGGGCCGCTTCCGCCGTGGTGCAGAGATGTCGTCCTGACTTGTCCACGATCATTGTCATGTCCCGAACGTAGCCGGGCGGGTCTGCGAATCAACGCCCGCGGCCCGGCTGGCCTTTGCCACCCGGGCCGCGTAGCGTTCATTGGCCGCTGGTTGCGATCCCGTCGGGATCGGAACCTTTGGCAGTGGCGGGGACGGGACAGAACCTTCCGGACCAACGGTGCCGCGGCCAATCGGAGCAACCGGAACAACCGGCCTCCGTCCACGGAAGGGGGGCAGCACACGGAGGTGTGAACTATCCATTCGGAGGAGGTACACACCATGACACTCAGCGCGTTTCTCGACACGGTCTACGTTCCCCTGCGGCTCCGCGGCCGGTCGCCCGAAAGCGTCCGCCTCCTACGCCACGCGATCAACCAGTTCAGCCGGTGGCTCGGTCGGCCGGCCCTGCTCGACGACCTCGACGACCTGGTCGTCTCCCAGTGGCTGACGGCCCGGGGCGCGAAACTGTCCCCAAACTCGGTCGCCCGTGAGCGGTCCGGGATACTCGCCTTGTGGAACTTCGCCCAGGCCCGCGGGCTTGTGCGGCTCCGGCCGGCGGTCGCCCCCGAGCTGGTGCCGGAGCGGGTGCCGCGGGCGTTCACCGCCGACGAGCTGGCCCGGCTTGCCGACGCGGCCCGGCAGGCGTCGGGATGGATCGGGCCGATCCCGGCTCGGACGTTCTTCCCGGCCCTCGTCGCGGTCGGCCTGGAGACAGGCGAGCGGATCACGGCGATCCTCTCGACGCCGCGACATTGCTGGAACAGGCCCACGCTGACGGTCCCCGCCGGGGTCAGGAAGGGCCGCCGGCAGGAACGGGTGTACGAACTCAGCCCGGAGGCTTCCGACCTCGTGGATGCCGTGTCGGCTCACAACGGGCCGACGGTGTTCTGGTGGGTCGCCTCGGGGACAGCCCTCCGGAAACGCTGGAAGACGATCACCAGGCGGGCCGGCCTCGGGGACGGCCGCGACGTCCAGTTCCACGCCCTGCGGCGGTCCACGGCCAGCCACCTTGCCGCGGCCGGGATGGACGCCACGGCGTTCCTCGGCCACTCCTCCGACCGGATCACGCGGCGGTCCTACCTAGATCCCCGTGTCGTCGATGCACGCCGCCCGAAGGCGTGGCAGGCGATGCCGCGGATCTTCAAGCCAGACGACCAGGAGCCGCCAGCCAGGACCGCGTGAGCGGTAGCGTCCCCGGATTTCGCCGACGGTCGAATCCTATGCGGCGCGACCGATCCAGCCGTCACAACCGCCGGCCAGCGCCCCCGGGGGCCGAGCCCCCGGGGGCAAGCCGGCGGCCGGTCAGCGGTAGCGAATCACCGCGTACCAGCGCCGGGTGAGCGGCGAGAACGCGACGCCCTCGTCGGCGATCGGCCGGCGGCCGAAGTAGCAACAGGCCTCCCGGGCCCGCTGGGGCGTCGAGCCCATTCCGATCCCCTCCCACTGCCCGCAGCCCGAATGCACGAGGGCCCCGCGACGGGCGAGGACGACCGCGTGATCCTGGGCGGTCACGACGACCGACCGGGGACGGGCCACGATCACATCCTGGCCGACGGCGGCCGAGGCGACGAACATCAGCAGGCAGGAAACAACGAACCTCATAGGCGAATCCTTTCGCGTGAGTGGAACCGAACCGCCGGCCAGCATGCCAGCGGCCGCGCCCGAGTCCAGTCAGCGGGCCGCCAGGTAGAGGCCCACGTTCGCGAAGGCGTAGCCGAGGTAGGCGATCCCGAGTCCCGTCTTCCCGTGGCAGACGAGGTCGGCGGCGACGACGAGGTAGATCACGCCGGTGACGGCGATCAGGAACGGGCTCACGGCGTCGGCTCCTGCGGCCGCTCGCAGCCCGGCCCGCGGAGCGTGCCGGCGTTCAGGTGCGGCCAGAGCTTCTCCGAGTGGATCGCCGCGAGCAGCCCCCAGGCCGCATGCGGGAGATGATCCTCCGAGCGGTCGCCGGCGAGGTATTGGTAGATGTGCCGGAGGGCATGGTTCAGGAGATCGTGAACCGGCATCCCACGTTCCCAGTTGTAGTCGGAGTATTTCGCGGCCCCCTCGGCGCAGGTCCGGGCCACGGCCTCAAGGCCAATCGGCGAGATCAGATCGTAGCGCGTCGCCTCCGCGTCGCCGGAGCGAACCGCGCCCGTGGCGAACTTCACCCGGTCCCCTTGCTGCTCCTTCATCCTTCGCTCCTCCCTGATCGTGGTCACCGCGTGGAACAGCCACGACGCTAGCGTCCCCGATGTGCCAGTCCAGGCCCCTTGGAACCGCCGGGCCTGCCGCTCGGCCTCGTCGAGGTCCGCGTCGGTCAGGATGTACGGGCTCACGAGGACCGGACCTTCCCGTCGGCCGTGATCCGCAGGTTTTCGACGTCGAACTCCCCGCCTTCATGGACCCCGACGATCGCGAAGCCGTGGTTCCACTTGTTGATCCGGGCGTATTCCGGCCGGAGGTCGCAGAGGCACCCCGTTGACCAGCAGAACACCTCCGAGCCCCACATATCAGGCTCGCAGTGTCCGCTCGTCCGGTGGCCGTGCCCCTCGAGGACCGTGTGATGGAGCCGGAGGAACGCCCCGCGGGCCTGGTTGACCGGCGAGGAGATTCCCTTCCCCTTCTCGTGGCCGTGAAGGACCGGCAGCTTCCCGAGCATGACCGGCCGATGGTCCTCGACGAGCTGCATCCCGTGCCGCTCCAGGTGCAGCCACGCGGCGAGGCCCATCTCCGGCTCGGCCGAGATCTCCGGGGCGTGCTGCCAAAGCCACGCGCGCCATCTCTCTTCGTGGTTTCCGTTTTTGAACAGGATCGGGATCTCGGGGAACGTCTGCCGGATCCAGCCGAGGAGCTCGCGGATCTGGGCCAGTTCGCCTCCGAGGTCGCGCTTTCGCGGGTCCTTGGTCCAGCGGCTGATCGTGTAGAAGTCGGCCGTGTCGCCGTTCAGGACGAGCGCGTCGATCTCGGCCTCGGCCAGGTGATCGACCGCGGCCCGGAGGGCGATCGGGTCATGGTAGGGAACGTGGATATCCGACAGGATCCCGACCTTCCCGACGACGCCCAGGTCGTGAGGCGTCCACGGCTCGGCCTTCGAAGCCGGCATCGCGAACCGGTGCCCGGGCTGGCGGGCCGGCCGCGGGGCCGTGGCGTACTGCCGGTCGCGCTTCCTGCCGGACTGGCCGAACTGCGCCCGGATCCTTGTCCGGGCCGACTCCAGCGTGAGGGCTCCCTTACTTTCGGCGACGAGCATTCTTGCCAGCCCGCGGGCGGAGTGGTTTGGATGCTCGGCCACGAGCCGCTTTGCGGCCTCGGTCATCGGATCGCCTGCCATTTGGGCCCTCCTTGGCCTTTGGTTTCCTCATCCACTGAATGTCGTCAGACATGCCGACATCCGGCGTGTCGTCGTCGTCGGTGTCGTCGAGGCTCGTCTCTAGCCGTGGCATCGTTCGCCCTCACGGTGCCGTTCACCCGAAGCCGTAGAACCGGGCCGCCGCCTCGACGGCCCGGGAGACCCACTCTTGCACCGCCACCCCGGCCCGGTTGAGCCACGCCTTCCGGCCGCTGCATCCGCAGGGCTTGCCCAGCCACCACTCGATCCGGGCCGGCGTCAGGCCGACCGCCGCGAGTAGCCGCTCCACGGCGTCGCCGATCATGACCGGCGGGCGGCGCGGCGGCGGCGAGCAATTGCGGAACGTGTTCGCATGCTGCGCGCGGTAGCCGCAGCGTGGGCAGATCAGGGATTGGGAAAAGTCGCAGATCATGCAATAGTGAGCGTGGCGATCACGCGCCATGCTGGGGTGATGAGGCCGCCGTAGTTTTTCACGATCGAGAACGTCTTCCCGGAAAGGCTACAGACGCTCGACTGGCAGCGATCGCACAGTTCCTTCGTCAGCGGGAACGTGTTGAAGGCGAAGGCCTTCGTGTCGCCGTTGGAGTTGTGGGCCGATGTCGTGTAGTAATCGCTCGTCAACTCATAGCCGGCGTCGGCGGTCGTGCCGTTCGCGGAGATCGGCGTACTCGTGGTCGGGTAGTCGCTCGCGGACATCCGACCGGGGCTGTCAAAGAACCCGAGCAACAGACATTTGCGGTCGCAGTCGGAGCCGCAGGCGCCGACATGGTCGTCCCACTGGACGAGGCCCGTGTATCGCGTGGAGGCATTCCGGTAGACGTCCTTCAGCAGTTCCTCGCTCACGGTTCCCGGGAACCGCGTGGACTGGTTGAACCAGCGATCACACTCGCCGTACGCCACCCCGACCGTGAGCCCGGTCGTGGGGTTTAAAAAACGCCAACCGCGGGTCTGCGTCGCTCCGCCGAAGTTGGTCGAGACGGAGCCGAACTGGAGCGCGTAGGTGCCGGGCGGCGACGGGTAGCCCTCCTCCTGCCAGTAGTCGTACTCCGATTTCCAGATCTCGTCGGCGGTCGTCGTCGGCGACCCCGGCGGTGCCATGTAGGCGAGCGTCGCGGAGACCTCGAGCGGCGCCCCGGCCGTGCAGCAGCTCAGGCAAACCTTGGTCGGGTCGCCGGCCGCGTAGCTGCCGCCGCCGACGACGGTCGCGGTCGCCGTGGAGCCGGCCTCCAGCGTCAGGCTCAGCGTTTCGCAGTCCGTGAGCCGCGTCGCCGACTCGAAATACATCCGGCAGGGTGCGGGTGGGCCGAACGTGTTCGCGGTCAGGTACGGCAGCCGCGGGGCGACGCGCGGGACGGTGACGGTGCCACCGGCGCCCGTCGGCACCTGCGCCGACCGCTCGGGCGGCGTCGCGAAATTCGGGATCACGAGCCGGAGGTATGTCTCCCCGAGGCCCGCCCAGCCGTTGCACGATTGCCCCTCGTAGACGCACCAGTCGGGCTCCTCGAAGGCCCCCGGCGTGGCCCGCTGGAGGACAAACGCTTTGCCGTCATACAGCGGCCGGCAACATCGCTTCCCCAGCCAGGCCGTCCTCGAGGTATAGCCGGCCCCGGCCGCGTCGATCGTCAGGGCGGTGATCTGGCCGAACGTGGCCGACGCCGTGTTCGTGTCGATCGTCGGCCGGATCAGCGCGTGCGACGCAAGCGGCGGCTGGAACGGACCCATCCGATCCGGGTAGACGCGAGTGGAGACCGTCGCGACGCGCGGCGGCAGGCTCGGGTCTTCGTTGTAATACTGGCCTCCGTTGGTCACGGTCACGGCGACGGCCGGCCCGCCCGGCCGGTAGTAGGTCGTCGCCCCGTTGAACGTGACCCCGTTCACGATGCCGGCCAGCCGCCAGCCATAGAGGCCGTTCAACGGGACGCCCCAGCCGGAGACCCCCGTGATCGCGCCGCCGGAGACCGTGTAGTCGAGGGCGATCGTCCCGGACCACTCCGCATCGTTCCCCGTCGCCTCGGTGTCGGCGGTCTTCGTCAGCACCACCGCGCCAGCCGCCGTGTAGCCGGTGCCGCCGTTGGTGACCGTGATCGCGGTCAGCTCCCAGTCGTTGAACGTCGGATCGTAGACGTAGGTGAAGGCGAACGTCGCCCCGGTGCCGCCGGCGTCGGTGGCATCGACCGCGAACCCGGGCGTCGTCCGCTCGTCGCTGATCGTGACGGTCGCCGCCTTGCTGCCGGAGACGACGACGTCGCCCTCGTGCGCGAGCGTCACCGGGTCGCCGGCCTTGTAGCCGGTGCCGCCGCTGGTCACGGAGATCGAGGCGACAACCCATGCCTTCGGCGTCGCCCCCGACTCGGCCAGCGTAACGGCGAGCGTGGCGCCGCTGCCGGTCGTGCCGCCGGCCGTGGCCGTGATCGTCGGCGGCCGCCTGGCCGTGAGCGTCGCGGTGGCCTTGCTCACGACCGTGTCGCCGCCGGCCGCCGTGATCGTCAGCGTCTCGCCGTCGGTGTAGCCGGTGCCGCCGGAGGCGGCCACGCTCGCGAGCGACCAGACGGCCGGCGAGCCGATACTCGACAGCGTGGGCGTGAACGTCGCCCCGGTGCCGCTGCCGGTGATCGTCAGCGTCGGGGCCACCCGGGTTCGTTCCGCGTAGCCGGAGCCGCCCGACAGGAGCTGGACGCCTGTGATGCCCCCCTCGGTGCCGAACACCGCCCCGCCCGTGGTCGTGACCCGGGCCACGGCCCCGCTGCCCATCGGCTGCGACGGCGACGACGGCCAGCCGTAGGGATAGCCGAAAGCCCCGGGGTAGCCGTAGGACGGCCCGGTCTCGGCCGGGGCCGGGCTTTCGTACCAGGAAAGGAACTCAACCTCATGGTTGTACGGGCCGGCGATCTCGTCCGCGAGCGTGCCGAACGTCACGGTCACGGTGTTTGGCAGATTGCCGCTGCACTGGCCGCAGGGTGAGCCGCTGCACCCGCAGCACCCGGGCAGGAGGATGCCGACCGGGTACATACCCAGCGCCACGAGCATGATCAGCCAGCCGCCGACGGAGAGCGGATCGGTCTGGGCGAGGAGGTCGAACATCAGCACTCCGCCGCGATCAAGTACCAGCCGTTCAGCGGGCCGCGGGCCACGGCGACCCATTTCCCGCTCGCCACGTTCGCGAACTTGTTGACGCAGCCGGCGAGCGTCCCGGTCTGCGTCTCGGAGCCGGGCGTCCCGCCCTCCCAGAGCTGGATCGTGGCAACCGATCCCTTGTTCCAGATCGCGGTCGTCTTCCCGAGCCGGATCGGCTCGCCGTCGTCGCCGCCCTGGCGGAAATGGATTGGCGGCTGGTCGCGGCCGCTGCGCTCGTAGGCGAGCGTCGCCGCGGCGACACGGCGGGCGGCGTCCTCGGTAAACCGAACCTTCCGGTCCATGCGTCAGGGCCCCGGCGGGACGGGCACGATCGACGGCGTCCCGAACTTCGCGCCGAAGGCCGTCGTCGGGTAGACATTGAACGTGAGCGCGTCGGGTTCCTGGCCGACGGCCTTCGCGATGCCGTTGGACAATGCGACCGGCTGCTTCACGGGCTTCCCGTCCTGGCCGACGATCACCTTCCGTTTCGTGCCGCTGGTGGACGGCGTGCCGCTGGAGTCGCACCTCTCCTGAAAGCCGAGGTCCCACGGCTTCAACTGCCAGCCGTCGGGGTCGAGGCGAAACTCCCATTTCGTCTCGACGTACTTCTTCACCGCCCCTTCCTCGTCGTTCTCGTCGAGCTTCTGCGACTGCCGCTCGTCGGCCGACTTCAAAGAGACCTTCCACTTCCCGGCCGGCTCGCCGTCCCACTGGTCGGAGTTGGTCGAGCCGGAGTAGGTGTTTCGGTCCTGCATCCAGGTATCGTTTTCGTAGAACTTGGTCAGGACCCAGCCGCGCTCCTCGCGTTCGCGGGACAGGCCCTCGATCGGGTCGCCGGCCGAGTTGACGATCAGATCGTTATCGCGGTCACGGAACGCCGGGACGCTCGTCGTGCCGCCCGACGCCTGCCAGAAGTCCTCGGGGATGCCCGTCGCGGCGTTGATCTTCTTCCCGTTCGGCGGGACGTAGAACTGGACGGTCACGATCCAGAGCATGCCGACGTCGTCGGCCAGGTCGACGGAGAACTCCATCGCCTTGCAGGCCGGGAAGTCCCAGTGCGCCACGCCGTAGCCCTGGCCGGTAGAGTTGGCGATCGCGATTTTCGACGTGCGCGGGTTGTCCACGCGGACCCGCCACTTCTCCGTGGGCCGGTAGGATTCGCCGAGTTTTCCGGAGAGGCCCCCGGAGGGGAGCCACTGAACGGAGACGACAGCCATTAGCCACCCTCCAGAGCGAACGGGTACTCGTCGTCTTGGCCGCCCAGGCCGTCGCGGATCTGCTCGAGGACGGAGAGTTGCTTTTCCTGGACGTCTTCCGTGCCGCCCCGCATGAGACGGAACATCTCCGAGATCCCCTCCTGGGATCGCGAGTCGATGCCCTTCAGGGCCTGATCGTTCCGCAGCTCGGCCGCCGGGGCCGCCGCCGGGGGCGTCGCCCTCGAGGCCGTGTCCACCTGCGCGGCCGACTGCTCGGCCCGGGCGATCGCCCCGTCGAGGGCCGTCGTCAGCGGCCCGGCGACGGCGGCGCCGACGGGCGCGGCCGATTCGCCAAACGCCCGCTCGAAGCCGGCCTTCGAGTCGGCGATGTTCTGGTCGATGCCCTTCGTGATCTCCGCGTTGAATGCCTTCGCCCCTTCGACGTAGGCGTCGAGCCCGGACGTGTCGAGACCGAGGAACCGCCCGCCGGCCCGGAGGAGCCGCGCGATCCCCTCGACGACCGCCCCGAACCCGAGGACGACAACACCGAGCCCGGCCTCAGCGGCGTTGAACACGCCCGACAGGAAGCCGGCGATCCGATTCATCGCGTCGGCCACGGATCCCCACTGCCCGCCCACCTGGGAGACGTACTCCCAGACGCTCGACAGGTTGGAGATCAGCCAGTCGCCGATCCCGGCGAGGAACCTCGCCCCCTGGAGGATCCCGTCGCCGATCGCCTGGCCGAGGTTCGCGCCGCCCATCGAGCCGACGAGGTTCGTAAACGTGTCGGCGACCTCCTTCACGGCCGGGGACAGGTAGGCGACGACCTGGTTCACGACGCCCTCGATCGCCTTGCCGGCCATCGTGAAAGCGTCGTTCATCGCCTCGACGTCCTGCCCCTGGGCGTTGGTCAGCGTCAACCCCAGCCGCTCGGCCTGCTCGCGGGCCTGGGCGATCCCCTCGGCGCCGCCCGCGAACATCGGGAGCAGATCGACGCCGCTCTTGCCGAAGACCCGGACGGCCGCCGCCGCCCGCTGGGCCTCGGTCGGCAGCTTCGCGATCGCCGCCGCGATCGCGTCGAACCGCTCCGAGGCCGACAGGCCCCCGAGCTGGTCCACGGAAAGGCCGAGCCCGGCGAAGGCCGCCTGGGCCACCTTCGAGCCCTGCGACGCCTTCACGAACATGATGTCGGCCTTCGTCGCGGCCTTCGCGATCGTCTCCATGCTGACGCCGGCCAGGTCGCCGGCGAGGGCGAGCCCGGAAAACTCTCCGAGCGTCATCCCGAGCCGGGCCGCGAGCTTGCTCTGCTGGTCGATCACCTCGGCCTGGGCCTGCCCGTAGGAGACCATCGACGACACGCCGCGGGAGACAGCCCCGGCGACCGACGCGAACAATTGCGCCCCCTGGATCGCGACGAGCGCGGTCATCCCGCTCCGGAGACTGCCGACCGCGGCCTCCATCTTCGACATGCTCGCCACGGCTTGATTCACACCCGAGACGAGACCGCCCGTCGAGGCCGTGAATACTGCGCGTACCTTGCCGATGTCCGCCATGTCCGCTCCCTCTTCAGCCCGGGCAGGGCGGCCAGAGCCGCCGCGATCTCCTCGTCCGTCTGCGGCACCGCCGGCCGGCTCTCGTCACCCTCGCGATAGGACGGGAGGAACCGCTCCTCGTCGCCCTTGTCGTAGCGGCACCCGAGCGCCGCCCGGATCAGGGCGGTCGCCCGCCCGGCCCGCCGCCACGGGTTGCCCCACGGCTCGACCCGGTAGTAGGCCGCCCACCGCGCCAGTTGTGACCGCTTGATCCGTGGTTTCAGTTCCTCCTCGACGTTGATCACGCCCGCCTCCAGAGCCAGCCGGTAGAGCATCAGCTCGAGCGGCTGGCGTCGGAGTTTTTTTCCAGTTCCTCGACCTCGTCCTCGGTCGGCCCGGCCATGAGCTTCATCGCCGCCTCGGCCACCTCGGCCACGCCGGCGGCCGGCATCATCGCCACGGCGTCGAGGCCCTCGTCGCCCGGCGGGATGATCGGCTCGCCCTTGTCGTTGACGAGCATGATCTGGAGCAGCCGCGCGGAGAACGGGGCGTCGGCCGCCTTGTTCCGGTTGCAGTACATCCGCCAGATGTCGAGGTCTTCGGCGGTCGGGTCTTTGATGAGGACCGTCCGCTTCCACGCCTTGCAGAAGTAGGGCATCGGGTCGCCGGTGGCACCGAGCGCGAGGAGATCGTCGAACGTCGTGATCGTCGTCATGTCATCGCCTTCCTGTGAGCTGGAACGAGCAGGAGCCGGTGGCGAACTCCCCCTTCCTGCCGGAATGACTCCAGCGGGTGAGGATCGCCTCTCCGGAGTAGGTGTTCCCGGGGGCCGAAAACGTGAGCAGCCCGCGCATCCCGACGTCCGCGATCGCGAACGACGGCGGCCCCCAGAACTGGAAGGACGCCGTCGCCGATTCGATCGAGGTACAGTCCCATTCCTTCAGGACCCGCGAGGCCTCTCCGTAGCCGACCACCTGGCTGTCACCGTGGGTGACGTCCTGGAGTTGACCGGCCTGCGCCTCCGAGTCAAACCCGGTCAGCGCGCCGATCTGGACGCCGGCGAAGGTGACGATGCACGGATGGGAACTGGGGGGCAGGGGCACGGATCACCCCCGGATCAGGACAGGACCTGCTCGAACGTGGCCGAGCCCTCGACGAAAGCGCCGGTCTTACGGCTGATGCTCGACGCCGTGCAGCGGTAGGTGCCGCTGCCGCCGGTCGTGGTGAGCGTGGCCTCGGCACCCTCGGTCGGGCCGGTGGCCGTCCCGTAGGCCCGGAACTGGATCGTAATCTTCTTCGGGTCGGCCGGATCCTTGAGCGGGGCGTTCGCGTAGACCTTCTCGGCCCCGTCGACGAGGTCGAGCGTCGAGAGGTCGACCCGCTCGCGGCTCGGGGCCGAGCCCTCCTGGCTGATGTCGATGCACTTGAAGGTCGCGCCGGCGAACGAAAACGTCGTCCCCTGCGAACTGATCCAGGTCACGGGATCGGGCATGGTTCATTCCTCCCAGGTGATCGCGTAAGTCTGTTCGACGATGTAGGTCGGGACGTCGCGGCCTTCGAGGAACACCGCGTCGCCGTCCTGCTGGCCGGTGATCGCCGACTCGTGAATCTTCAAGTCGCCGACGAGGCCGGTAAAGTTTCGGAGCGCGGCCCGGATCCCCCGGGCGAGCTGCTTCGCCTGGAGGTAGCCGTCGGCGCAGATCGAGACGGAATAGGTGCCCTGCACCAGGGTCACGGAGCCGAATCCCTCGTCGAGGGTCTGGAGGTCCTCCTGCCCCGCCTGGCCGTACATCACGAACGGCGGCAGGACGCCCTCGGGGACGGCCAGCGGGTAGGCCGGGCACCCGGCCGCGGCCTCGATCGTGTCGCGGAGCCAGCCCTCGGTGTAGTTCGTGGGGATCGGCATGGGGTCACCTCTTGCGTCGGAAGCCGGGGGCGCCGCCAGGATTCTTCCCGGCGGCCAGTTCTGCGCATGCCTTGTTGAGGGCCTTTCGCATCTCGCCGACGAGCATCTTCGACGCCGGCTGTTTCACCTGGGCGTGGGTCCGTTCCATGATCTTTCGGGGTTCGATCTGGGTCGTCCCGAACTCCAGCCAGATCGCCTTCCGGCTTTCGGTGCCGTACTTGTAGCCCAGCCGGCCGATCACGAATCCGTCGCGGTTCTTGCCGGCGTACTTGGAATTCACGGTCGCCGCCCGGCGCAGGGCTCCGGCGATGTTCTTGATCTTGCCGGAGCCCTTCGTGAACCGGCCTCGCGTGTCGCGGGTGACCGCCGACGCGCGGAGCGTCTTCTTCCTCTTCGGGGTGTTTTTCCGCAGGACCGGAACGCCGGTCTTCAAGGCCCGCTTCATCGCGGCGCCCAAATGCTTCTTGGCGATGTGCCGCGGCAGCTCGTCATAGCGGGCCATGAGCGCCCCCACCTGGCCCGACATGCCCCGCCAGTTGAGCGCGATCATGTCGCCTGCTCCTCGACGGTCAGCTCGTGCTCCTCGCGGGCGCCCTTCTCGACGACCGCGGAGATGTAGAGCAGCCGGTCGCCACGGCTCACCCACCGCAGCCGCCAGTTCCCGCGAAGGCCCTCGACGTAGCGGATCCGGACGGTCGCCTGGGTCGAGCCGCCGATCTGGCCGCGCCGCTGCTGCTCCGAGTAGCTCACCGCCTCATAGGAGCCGTAGACGCGGCTGACCTCGGTCCACGCCTGGACGCTCTCCCCGAGGGCGTTCCGGGTCTCGGTCGGCGATTCGATCGCGAACACCTCGCGGAGCAGTCCGGACGGGAGGCCCATGTCACCAGCCCCCGTCGTGGGATTCGCTGGCGAGCAGGGCCTCGAAGGCCTGCGGCAGCTCGACCGCCGTGTCCTCCGCGAGGACGCCGCGGTTCTTGAACAGGTGCTCGACGTACATCAGCAGGGCCGCCCGGATCTGCGGGGCGACGGGCGTCCCCGGGGCCACGCCCCCCCAGTAGGTCGCGACCACCTTCCCCACCGTGCCGGTCGGGAGCGTCACGGTCGCCGGCATCGCGTCGGCATCGACCTCGAGGTCGCCGGCCGCCACGGCCACGCCGTCCACCGTGACCGCGAGCGGGTAGGTCGCGTCCACCAGCAGGGGCGGGGCGGCAAGCGTCAGGACCGCCGGGGCCGTCGCCCAGGTCGCCCGGTACTGGGTCGCCACGAGCGTCTGGCCGAGCCGCCGCTCGATCAGCCGGCGACCGGCGGCGATCTTCCCCAGGAGGAGCGTGTCGTGGTCGGCCTGGTCTGGCATCAGGCCGACTTGGGCCTTCGCCTCGACGAGGCTCACGGGCTCGATCACCGGCCACTGGATCACGCGGAGGGTGTCTGGTTTCATGCCTGGGTCACCGAGTGGAGG